CCCCGATCCCCGCCACCCAGAACGACACCTGGGGCTTTTACGGCACGATGAACGAGCAGGCCGAAGCCGCCTGGCCCTTGGCCATGACTGCCATCTCGGACGCCACCTGCCAGCCGCTGGAGTCGGTCCGCATCTTCCTCGAAAGCCGCCACGGTCGCCACTTTGCCGATGATGTGCAAAACGGCCTCTACACGGGTACCACCCTAGCCGACGCGATCAACGCCGCCACGCAACGCTGGATGGGTTGGACGATTGGCCGCAGCACCAGCAAGCAGTACGGCATCCCCAAGGGCCTGCCTTACCTCACCGGCTTCGTGATCCAATGCGAGATCATCGAAGAGTCCCTGGCGGCTTGAGCCAAGAGCCGCACGGTTCGCGCCCAGCGCTTTGACGCCAACCAGCGGCCACGTGGCCAGTGCCTGATCGGTCTGGAGTGGCGCGGCTGCACCATCGTAGCCGTTACCCATCAAGAACGTCGTTACCTGCCCACCGGCCGAACGACCACCCACCCCACGGGCGAGCCAGTCATCGAAATGATGGCGCGGGACTATTTTGTGGAGCGTCTGTGGTTGAGCACCGATGGCACAGCACTGTGGGAGCAGCAGCCGCTGGCGCTCTGACCCGCCAGGCCTCGAAGGCGCGGCGCAGCACATAGCTCCGGACCAGCGACACGGCCGTGAAAATCAGGCCGATCAGCAAGTTCTCCTGTAGCGTGGCGTGCAGACCAAACAGCGGAAACACCGCCCACTGGGTCGCCACCGCCACGCCATACCCGACCAGCACATTGGTCACGGCTTCCAGCAGCGACATCCAGCGCGACTGCTTCACAGCGCCTCCTCGGCATCCACATCACTGGCTTCGGCAGCATCGGCTGTGCCGACCAGGTCATCGAATTTCACTCTATCGGCTTCACGCATCGCCTGCGCTCCGGCGAATTCCTGCCAGCGGCGAACAATCACGTCGACGTATTTGGGATCAAGCTCGATCAGTCGTGCCTGACGCCCCGATTTCTCGGCGGCGATCAGCGTCGTGCCGGAACCTCCAAAGGGATCAAGCACCACATCACCCGGTCGGCTGGAGTTGCGGATCGCCCGCTCGACCAGCTCCACCGGCTTCATCGTCGGGTGCAGGTCGTTCACGCGCGGCTTGTTGAAGTGCCACACATCCCCCTGGTCGCGGTCGCCGCACCAGTGGCGGGTAGCACCCTCGGGCCAGCCGTAGAGGATCGGCTCGTACTGGCGCTGGTAGTCCGAGCGCCCGAGCGTAAAGGTGTTCTTGGCCCAAATGATGAAGGTCGACCACTTGCCGCCAGCAGCGCGGAAGGCGGACTGCAGGGTGTCGAGCTCACTGGAGGACATGGCGATGTAGATCGCCCCCTGGCAGTGCGCGATCATCGGGGTGAGCACCGCCTTGAGAAAGGGTTCGAAGTCCTCGCCCAGGTTGTCGTTCAAGATCGGGCGGTTCGTGCCGCGCATCTTGTCCTTGGCGCTGTTGGCGTAGTTAACCCCATAGGGCGGATCAGTGAAGGTCATCGCTGCCTTCTCGCCAGCCATCAGCAGGGTGTAGTTCGCAGCATCGGTGCTGTCGCCACAGAGCAGCCGGTGCTGGCCCATGACCCACACATCACCAGGCTTGGACACTGGGGTGACAGGGACCTCCGGGGCGGCATCCTCGTCGGTGTGGCCCTCGGTGGTGGTCTCCTCACCCGCCATGATCTCGAGCAGTTCGTCGGCGTCAAATCCGGTGAGTGCCAGATCGAAATCGGCCTCCTGCAAAGCGGCCAGTTCGACGCGCAGCAAATCTTCATCCCATGTGGAATTGAGGGTCAGCTGATTGTCGGTGATGACGTAGGCGCGCTTTTGCGTTTCGGTGAGATGTGCCAATTCGATCACTGGCACTTGTTTGAGTCCCAACTTGCGCGCGGCGAGCAACCTCCCGTGGCCAGCAATCAGACCATTCTGGCCATCCACCAGAATCGGGCTTGTCCAGCCAAATTCGACCATGGAAGCGGCGATCTGGGACACTTGCGCTTCGTCGTGTAAACGCGGGTTTCTGCAATACGGCAAGAGCACATCTATCGGTCGCAGCTCGACCTTGATATTGGATAGCTCACGCATGGAGGCTCCTTCAATTCAGTGCTGATGCATTTTTTTCACGGCGCCGTCCAATGGCCCCAGGCAGATGCCGCAAGGTGGTTCCAACAACCGCGTCGTACAACGTGAGCTTTGGAATTCGGTATCGCCTAGACATTTCCGGATAGGTCATCCCGTCTCGTCGTTGCTTGCGAAGCTCCAAAACGAGTTGATCATTGAGCTTGACCATTGGATGGCGCTCACCTTTTCGATCTGGGACGGTGCCATGTAGCCGTCTGTCCATCGAGTTTTCTGAAGGCGTTGCCCAGCGCAGGTTGCTCAGATGGTTGTTCCTTGGATTGCCATCGTTGTGCGCAACCTGGTGTCGTCCTGACGGCGGATCCCCTAGAAAAGCAAGTGCAACAATCCGATGTACGCAGAAATAGCCATACCGCCCCTCATCGCTGAGTGCGATTTGCTGATATCCCTTTGCATCGGATTTTGGCTTGATGAGCATTCCTTTTGGGTAATGCCTGAAAGAACGCGCCCGGCGAATTTCACCCTGATCGGATACTTCATAGTTGGGGTACCCCGGGACCGCCTTCCATTCGATTTCGGTCATGGTCAACCTCCTATGTGAGTTTTTTTGGGCGGCTTGTCGCTACCTGGAGAGTTCCTCCAGGGCTTCGCGGATCGCGTCCATCAGCAGGTCTTCCACCACGCGCTGGTCGGGCTGTGCGACCACGGCCGCCACGATCTGCGGGGCGAGCTTGCGAGGGATTTGTTGGATGCGGTCACGCAGCAGCCGCGCGAGGTTGAAGTGCTTGACCTTCACCTCGTCGGCATTGAGCAGCTTGCCCGTGCGTTCTTCAAATTCGAGCTTGGCCAGGCGCGCGGCATAGGCCTCGCGAATGGCGCGACTGGTCTGGTAGTCAGGCGCGGCAGCCCGGGTTTCCAGAGGCACTTGCACCTCACGAGTGGAAACTGGGGTGGAAACCGCAGTGGTTGCCACCTTGGCCGCAGGTTTGCTGGCTCCGGTGTTCAGGTTCTGCGACGGCAGCGTATTGCGCGCCCACTGGGCGTCGGCCTTGGCCGGGTCAATCTTGCCGTCGGGCTCGACGCTGATGCGCCCGGCCTTGATGGCCTTGGCCACAGCGGTGTGGCTCACGCCACGGTGTTGGGCATAGGCCCGGATGGACAGTCCCATCGCATTCCTCCGGGCCGGGCGGGTCAATCAATCGTCAGGGGTGGATCACCTCGGCGTGGAAACGGGTGGAAACCTGGGTGGCAACTGGCAACCTGTTTTCGGCTCTGACGCTAGGCAAGCGTCGCGCTGCGCGCGGCCCCCGCGTTTCAGATGGCCCGGGAGGACCCGTCAGATGTGTCAGATGCGTCAGGTCGCACGGGTGAGTTCCTCGCGCAGCGCCCGCTCCATCTGCCGTTGGTACTCCCGCAGCGCCACGCTGCGTACCGTGTCGGCCATGCCAAAGCGCGGCTCGACCTTCTGCTGGCGGCGCAGCAGGTACAAGGCCAGGATGCGCTTCTCGTCACGGCGCTCGAACACGGCACCGGCACGATAGAACACGTTCTTCTTCGCCATCACCTGGCCCGGCCACTGTCTCTTGGGGATGACGCGGGTCTGGGCGGCCTGGGCCATCGGCCCGACAGGGATCGCCAGCTTGCCGCTCTTGGTGCCACCGGTCTCCTGCGCTGCCATGAAGCGGTCGCGCGACCAGACCTCGGCCATCAGCGTGCGAGGCTTGGCTGGCGTGACACCGATACCTCGGCTGACCCATGGCCGGCGCAGATTGAAGCGCTCGGGCAGACCATCACGCACCGCATCGCGGGCATCGAACGCCGTGCGGGTCAGTGCCTTGGCAGCGGCGTTCGGCACGTGCTGCTGGGCCAGATCCGAGAGGTGCTCAGTTACTTTGGCCACATCGGCGGTGACGTCAAGTTTCAGCATCGGCGGACTTCCGGCGGCGAAGGCTGGCAGGGGCTTGTGTTTGGGTAACAGGCTCGGCAGCGATGCCCGCCTGCTGCGCCAGGATCTGTTCAGCAGCGGCCGCATCGACATCGACCGTCAGGCCAGGGACGAACGAGCGCGTGCCACCGTCGCCGGTAAGAACCACCGGGCGGGTGATGAGGATTTTCATGGGGAGTCTCCAGCGCTGGGCAGATAGGCAAACGCCCCGCCCAGAAACGACAACGCCCACCGGAACGAATCGGGTGGGCGCAGTTATCAGCAGTACGTGATTACTGTACCTTGTGGGGGGCCAGCGTTCAATCAGGTTTCGGAAAACAATCACAAAAAAATTTCAGTTGTCTCCGAATCCCGCGCTCACGTCGCTGCCGCTTCGCTGGCGTTTGGCTTGTAACGGCCATGCCCACCTGAGCGCTCATAGCCGTAATACCGCGCCAGCACCCCAAGTGCTGCGACCAGGATGCCTTTGGCTTCATCCCGGTCGATGCGCTTGCCGTTCCAACCATCGCGCAATGCCCACTCCCTGAGCGAGAGTTGTAGCCCAGCCACGTACCACAGCGCCGATCCAGCAGGACTGCCACTGCCACCGACGGCCTCCAGCGCATCCCGAACCGCACGGGCAGCACTGGCGTTACGCTCAATCAGCATCTCACCCGGTGCCGTGCCGCAGGGCAGTCCATCGAGCCGGCTGCTGGCCACGCCGCTGGCAAAGGCCCGCGCAAAGTCCTGCGAGAACTGCTGCCCAGCATCGTGCATGGCACCGGTGATGCTGCCGTTCCTGAGCATCAGCGCCAGCGTATCCACGGTGCGGTAGTGGTCGACCGGCTTTTGGTCATCGTCCTGCTCGCGGACGTAGCGGATCACACTGCCATCCGGGCGGATGTGCTCATCGCCGATGCGCGGCTTCTTCTCGGCCCTGGCCTTGGCTCGTTGCGTTTTCTTGGTCATGGCCGCCCCTCCCCGAGTTGCCCGAGAGTGGCCAGCGCACCATCGCGGCTGCGTTGCACGGTGATCGACTTGCCCGTGGTCGCCACCACCGTCCAGGTCTCGCCATCACCCCGGTCGATCACCTCGCCCTCGGCCCAAGGTGTGCTCTTACGGGAAGCGACGGTGCGCGCGCCGTAGAGCTTGGTGGCAATGCCGGACAGAAATGCCCGGTCCCACTCGTCGTAGATGTCCTCCAGCGGCACGACCACGATGCCTTGTTTGTGCCAGGCAGCCGCACGCATCGCACGCAATTCATCGCTGCTGGCCGGTGACGCCGGCGCCAGACGCCCGAGTGCGCAGGGAATAGAAGCGGTGTGAGTTCTCATGCCACACCCCCTTGGGCCATCGCCCAGTCCAGCAACGCCAGCGCATCAGCGTGGTTGTCGTCAACCGGATCGAAGCCGCGCGCCTTGGCCGCCGCAATCATCTCGGCCTTGCCGGCGTTGCCCTTGCCAGTGGCGTACTTCTTGATCGTACCCACCGGCACACCCTGGTAAGGGATCTGGTGGTGTTCACACCAAGCGGTCAGGTGCGCCATGAAGCCGCCATAGGCATGGGCCGCATCGACGCCGGCGTGTTTACGCACCTCCTCAAACACCACCCAGTCGAGCCCATCGGCGCACTGCTTGATGTCGGTGAGCCAGCGCTTGAAACGCAGGTATCTCATCCCGCCGCCTTCGAAGCGCTGTGGCTTGAAGGATTCGCTGCCGCCGCTGATGAGTCCGTCGCGGCTGGTCAGTGCCCAGCCGGTGGTCGTGCCCAGATCCAGGGCCAAAATCGTTGTCGTCATGTTCGTCAGTCCTGTGTTTTGAGCGGTCTGACGCAGCTGACTCAGCTACCGGTTAACCTCTTACACGCGTGCGCGCGTATGAGGGTAAATCAGCAACTACGTCAGCTGTGTCAGTCCCGCATCGATTCATGGTTCGGGTCAGTTGTCGGCGTAGGGGGTAAAGCGGTCTTTCGGCAGCTCCTTGAGCCCCAAGCCCTGAAATCCCCTGACCCCTACCGAGTTGCGCCACTTTTCAAATCCCCGGGTCAGCAACAGATCCGAGAACCGTCGCTGGGCGCCCACGAACTCCCCGGCCGCCTCCGCCCACTGCTTCCAGTCGGTAAACAACTCAGCGGTCAGCGACTTGGCATTGGGGTGGCGCACGCAGCGCTCCTCGAGCCAGCGGCCCAGCGCGTCTTCCGCCTCGAAGTACTCGTCCGTCGCATCCAGCACCGATTGAGGCTGGCGCAGCCCTTCGCGCTGCCAGGCCAGGCACCCTTCGACGCCCCAGCTGAAGATCCCATTGGCCTCAGCCAGCAACTTGGTCTGCAGCTGCTTGTCGCGCTTTTCCGGGGGCACGGTGATCGTGAAGGGGATCAGGTGCAGGCGCCGGCGCATCGCCTCGTCGATGTTGCGGATGGCCGGTTTGTGGTTGCCCGCGATCACCAACTTGAACTGCGGCACATAGGTGAAGAAGTCCTGGCGCATGAAGCGCGCGGACACTCGGTCACCACCGGTGATCTCCTTGATCTTCGACTCGTTCCAGCGCCGGCCCTGTTCGGTCTCGGTCGCGCCGACAAAGCGCGAACCCCGCAGCCCGGCCAGATCGGTCGGATGCCGATCCCCGCGCGTTTCCATGAAGGTGTCCATGGGCGCGTTGGCGGCGTAGTCCCCGAGCAGCGTGAAGAGCGTGTTTACGAACACCGACTTGCCGTTGGCGCCGGTGCCGTAGAGGAAGAACAAGGCGTGCTCACTGGTCGCCCCGGTCAGGCAGTAGCCAAACATCCGCTGCAAGTAGAACTGCAGCTCGGCATCGCCACCGGTGACCTGCACCAGAAACCGCATCCAGGTCGGACAGGCGCTGCCCGGCACCAAGGTGGCCGAGGCGATCTTCGTCATCCGGTCGGCACGGTCGTGCGGGCGCATCCGGCCGGTGCGCAGATCGACGACGCCCCCAGGTGTGTTGATCAGCCAGATATCCGCATCCCACTCATCGGTGGTCGCCGCGTGCCGGCGGTCAGTGCGAGCCAGACGTTCCACCCCGCCCACGGTGCTGCTGGCGGCGAGCTTGGCTGCGACTTTGCTGCTGTCCGCGCGGACTGCCGCGTGGCGACAGACGTGGCGGATCAGATCGGTGGCCGCCAAGGTCTCCTCGGCCCGCCAGCGTTGCCCATCCCACATCAACCATTTGCCCCAGGCCGCGATGTAGCGCCAGTCGCGCTGGTAGCGGCGGGTAAAGCTCACCGCAAGCGCATCTTCGGTGCCCCAGACCGTGGCATCGCTGTCGTGAACGTCGCCATGGTCGGCAGCATCGAAGTGAGCCGATGGCGCCTGGTCGTCATCGAAGGGCTGCACCGTGATGCGCGGCCCGGTGGCAATCAAACCCGCGACATCGAAGTCCTCGGCCAAGGCGTCCGCTGCATCCCAGCCTTCCGGCTTGGCATCGGGTGGCAGCAGAATGGCGCAGGAGGTGGCCCCCGCCATGAGCACCGCTTGCGAGGCGGCCTCGGCATAGCCGAATCCCGGTTTGTCCCGATCCGGCCAGATGAGCACAGCTTTGCCCGCCAGCGGCGACCAGTTGGTTTTGTCGACCGGCGCGTTGGCCCCGTGCATGGCCGTGGTCGCAGTGACCCCTGCTTCGATCAGGGCCTGCGCACACTTCTCGCCCTCAACCAGGATCACCTGCTCGGCAGTAGCGATGCCCGGCTGGTTGTAGAGCGGGCGCGGTTCGGGCGGTGCCATCTTGCGGCGCTTGGCATCCCAGGGGCGGAACTCCTTGCGGCCCGGTGCCGGGTCGTAGCGATACACGCAGGCGATCAGGTTGCCAGCGGCATCCAGGTAGTCCCACTTGGCCGTCGCCGGACCCAGCTCGTCGACCGGGGCTTCGGCCTTCTTGCGCTTCGGCGGATGGCTGGTGGCTCGCCCCACCAGTTGCCCGGCGATTTCCAGCACCCGGGCAAAGTCCGCCTGGGTGTTGAGTCCGTGGTGGGCGGCGATCAGATCGAAGATGTCACCGCCTTCGCCAGTGGCGTGGTCGTGCCACAAGCCAGCGGTTTCCCCCTTGAGCGAGACCTCGAGGCTGTCGCCGGGACTGCCGAGCACATCGCCGACCAGGTACTTCTGGCCACGCTTCTTGCCGGCTGGCAGCAGCGTCATCAGCACCGATTCCAGCCGCGCCAGCAGATCGGCACGGATGGCGTCGCGTTGTTGGTTGAGATCGCCACCAGCGGGATTAGCCACTGGTGGCACCGAATTGAAATCAAGCATGGATCAGTCCTCCCTGTGGCGGATGGTTGTGGGTATGGCAGGTGATGGAATGCACGGGCGCGCTGCTGGCGTTGACGACCGGCTCAGTCGGTACCGGCAGGACCGGCACCTTGATCGGCACCTTCTGCCAATGCGCCTTCTCGTCGGCGAGGTAGCCGGCCTTGCGTGCGACGAAGCGCACGAAGTCCGGATGCAAGCTGACCAGGTCGCACCAGAGCGTGAGGTCGTCGCCGAGCAGAAAGCGCCGGGCCTCGCGCCGCATTCGGCGGTTGGTCAGACTCAGGCTGTCGTGGATGGCGCGGGCGAGCACCGCCACCACCAGCCGGGACTCTGGGCAAACGAGGAAGGTGTGCCGGTTGAGCACCTTCTCGATGGCCTGCAGCCCGACCAGGGGTTTGGGTGGCGACCAGCGATCCACCCACTCGGTGCGGTAGGTCTTGCGTGCGCTGGCGCGCTTGGAAGCTGTGCTCATTGCGCACCTCCCCAGCAGCGCTGCGCATAGCTGCAGAACTTGCACTCAAAGTGGCTGGCCTCGGCGAAGGCGCGAGGCAAGAGCTCACCGGCCTCCGTCGCCTGGATCACCCGCACCGCGCGGTCGGACATCTTCTGGGCCAGCCCCGCATCGAAGGGCACCAGCTCGAACCACAGCTCCTGCGTGTCCTTGTTGATGGCGGTGAAGAGTGCCGGATTACGGCTGATGCCTTCGACCGTGCCTTCCATGTAGGCCTGGTAAGTGGCCATCTGCGCGGCATAGACTGGCTTGGTGACCGCCACGCCAGACTTGGCGCAGGCCTTCCAGTGCTTGTCGGCCATGGTCTTGCACTCGAAGAGCATCGGGAACGACAGGCCCAGCTCTGGCGGTGCCGCCGTGATGATTCCGTCGACGTGGCCCTTGATCCGGCCACCCGCCACCGAGAACCCGAACTGGCCGCCGTTGGCCTTCTGGTTGTGCAGCTCGAAGCCCGCCATGCGCAGCCAGCGCACGGCCAGGTCTTCCAGCACATGGCCGACCTCGAACACCCGCAAGATGCGGCCCGAGAAACCCCGACCGGGATCGACCGGCGCACCGGCGTACTCGTACTGCAACGCACGTTCGCAGGCCACACCCAGACGGGAGGCGCCGAGGTAATCGCGCGGCGTCTGCCCGGCACGTTCAACATCCAGCGCCGCATCGATGAAGCCCGTCACCCGCTCGTGAAAGGCGGGGCGATGATTGAAGTCCAACATCACTTGGCCCTCCCACGCTTGCCCGGCTTGTCGGCCAATGGCTCCCCGGTCTCCCACGGTAGGTCGTCTTCCAAATCCGCGAAGGGGTTGGCCGGATCGAAGGTTGCTGCCGGAGAAGGCGCGACTGCAGTAGCCGGTTCCAACTTGGCCACCTGCTGCGGAGCCTGTGTCTCATACGGCTTGATGCCGCGCACCGGCGGATACTTCGCCTGTTGGTGATGCGCCGCCATGGCCTCCGTCCAGCCGGTCACAATCGCCTCGATCACCTGCAAGGCCTCGGCCTCGCTGTAGTGACCCAGCGGCTTGTCAAAGCCGATCTCGCCGGCGGCCTCGCCGAAGCACTTCAGGCAGGCGCGCATTGCCGCGCGCTCGAATTCGGTCGGGTCAACCATGAGCACGTCCTCCTGCCTGGGGTCGGTTCGCAGCCACTGGCCGTAGAGCGCGTGAAACGCGTCCTGGCATTTGCGGCTGCAAAAGACCCAGTCCATCGGATACCGGCGCGATTCGCCGACCTTGAAGCGGTTGTCGCTGTGGCCGAGGCCACGGGCCTGCCGGCGGCAAGCCCAACATTGGCCAGCCATTCATTGCCCTCCCTCCAGTGCCCCGATGAAGAGCGTCATCTGCAGCGGCTGGCTGCCAAACGCCGTGGCGCAGCGGGTGTCGAAGTCCCGGTAGGTCATCGACGAGCGTGCGATCATGGTCACCGCGTGAATCTGTTTTTCCAGCAAGGCGAGACCGCCTTCGGAGAGCCACTGGTGCGCCTTGTCTGAGAGGCGCTTGCGGTTTCGGATCTCCTCGATGATTTCGCGGGGCATGATCACGTCGTACACCCAGCGCAGGGTGATCTGGCCGATCACCGCCGGCGGGTTCTGCTGATGGCCCTGGTAATGCCAGCCGAACAGGCGAAACAGCGCCCGGTAGTAGTCGGGGCTGAAGCGCCGCTCCCAGCTGGCCACGCGCTCGCGCAGTAGACGTGAGATCAAGGCCTGCAGCGCATCGGGGGCACGGTGGTACTGGTAGCCGGTGGCCTCATCGATCAGCGCGACCTCGCCGGACTTAGCCAGCGCCTTCAGGATGCGCTGGCAGTTGGGCACCAGGTGCTGGCGTTTGCGGTGCAGTCGACCTTCGAGCGCGGCGTCGATCACGCCCGAGGCGACCTCGCTGATCACCCCGGCCGGGAAGAACGCCGTGGTCTGCCCCGAGGGCAGGCGGATGCTGCAGGCGTTCTCCTGCAAGACTTCTGCCGCACCGGGGGCGACATCGGACAGCAAGGTTTTGAGTTGGCTGCCACGGCGCGATTCGTGCAGGCCGATGGCGGTGGCCAGTTGGCGCTGCACGTAGCCCCGGGTGCCGTCTTCCAGCACCACGGCTTCCACCGCGAGATCACCGAAGCGCACCACGCCGTAGTGGCTGGTCGTGAGAATAGGTGTGCTCATCATCTCCACGCCCTCCCTTACTGCGCCCAGGCGGGCTTGCCGCTAGGGACGGTGGAAGGCGCCGGACGTACGGCAGCAGCCGGTGGCGTGTAGCCGGGTGCGGCGACTGCTGCCGGCGCACCCGACTGACCACCGCCTGAAGAGCCCCTGGGCATCACCCCCATGACCAGGGCGTAGTCCTTGTGATCCGGCTCAATGGCCGCCTTGATGGTGTTGCGGTCCTCGCCTCGGCCATCCTTCTCGATGTCGATGCGCGCGGCGAACTCCAGGCCATCCAGGTCGGCAAAGCCGCTGATGCGACGAGCCGCCTGCGCCTGCGGGCTGTTGTCCGCCGGATGCACGTTGCGCGCGGAATTGAGTGCCGCCCGGATGAAGGTCCGGCCCATGTTCCCCCAGGTGGGCCCCTTGGGCGAGTGCAGGCCCACGTTCCACCAGATCTTGCGTTTGGCAAACGGGCCTTCCATCACCACGCCTTCGCAGGCGAGGTAGACGGCGCCGGTCTCGAAACTCTGGGTGGCCCAGCCACCGGTCCAGCCTTGGCTGGGGTCATCGAAGCCACCGGGCTTGATGCTCAGGCGCAGCTTGGCTGCCGTGTTGCGCGGGATGAGGTCGAAGGACTGCTGCTGTTCAGCGTCGTTGAAATCGTTCCAGTTGGACATGGCGGCTTACTCCTGGGATGCGTGGGCGGTCGGAAAAGCGGTGACGCGCGCAGCAACGGCGTCGCGGCCGAGGCACTTGGCGATGAGCTTTCCGAGGTGGGGTTCTTCGATGGGGTCAAGCCGGCCGCTGCGGTCCTTGCTCGGGAAGCCCCAGGTGTTGTCTGCACCAGTCACGAAAGCGCGGTAGGGCGTGCCGTCGTCGGCTTTCAGGATGGCCAGGGTGATGACTTCATCGAGCACGCCCGGCAGCTCGGCCGAGGTCTTGGCGCCTTCCAGCTGGAGCTGGTAGACGCGACGGTTGAAGTCGTCCAGCTTCTCTTCGAGAATGCAGACGTAGATGACGTGCTTGTCGCGCACGTGCTGCAGGTGCGTCAGCGCACCGATCATTTCGGTGCCCAAGAGGCCGTAGGCGCCACGGGTGTCGGGCTTGCCGGTCTTCTCGGAGAAGGCCGCCGGCTGGGTCTTGCACCAGGCCAGGCACATCCGCGAGAGCACGGTCAGGCTGTCGACGAAGTAGGTGTCGTACTTGGCCAGCTGCGTCGGATCGCCGTACTTCTGGCAGACGTGGTCGAAGTGGGCCTGCGAGAAGGCCTGCTCGGGTGAGGCACTCGGGCTGGGTCCAGCGAGGAACACCACGAGGTCCTTGAACTCCGGCCAGGTGCGCGGACGCAGGGTGTCGCCGGCCCAGTCGAGGATGGACAGATCGCCGGCCTCGGTGTCCACCAGCAAGGTGCGCTCGGCATCGAGCGTGCGGATCTGGGAGGTCTTGCCGGCACCCGGCACGCCCACGAGGGCGACCTTGGCGCAGCGTTTTTCTGACAAGCGCTGGTCAGCGCTGATGATCGGGAGTGCCATCACTTGCCCTCCCCAACGATTGCCAGGCGGAAGGCCGGCTTGGCGGGTTTGAGGGTGCGGGCAGCCTCGAAGGGACGGCGCAGGGTTTCAGGCCAGGCGGCGAACTTGCGCTCCGACACCGAATACTTCACGTCGATGTACTCGGCCGGGTCGTCGCCGTTGCTGGCGATGCGCTGCGCGATGACGGCCAGCTCCTGCTGATCCCAGGACACCGACTTCTTGATCTCGACCGTGATAGAGAGAATCCCATCAGTCAGATGCGTGGTACCGGTGTCCTTGCCGGCGTCGAGCAGCTGCGCACGAGCAGCGTCGCCGTAGAGGTCATCGAGCGCGGCGGTCAGCTGCTCACGGGCGTGGCCGATGCCACGGTCCATTTCGGCAAGCAGGACGGAGAGTTCCTGCAGCGCCGGCTTGGGCAGCGCCTTGATGCGCTCCCGGGTGAGGTCTTCAAGTTGAAGGGGAAGACTGCCGATGTCGAGGACGGTGGCAGTCGGTTGTGGGGTGGCCGCGAGGGCCGGATTCAGCGTGTTGCTGGTCATGGAAATGCTCCTTAAAAAAGTGGCCTGAATTCGGTTGCGGACTCGCCGCCGCCGACAGGTGCATTTCCTCAAGGCGCATTACACAGAGCGCTACACGCATTACACAGACCCATTACACAAACGCGTTTCGTGCCTGCAGAATGCAAAAAACCCGGTCTGGGATCGCCAGCCGGGTTCTTGTGTGGGGGTGTTATGGGTGTGCTATTTCAGCCAGTGCGCATCCTCATCGCTGATCTTGAGGGCATAGCGCTCCTCGTCATCGTCGAAGTGGATGAAGCCGTGGTAGATGTCAGCGGCGGATGTAAATTGATACAGGCCAGCGATTGAAAGTTGATACACCGAGTTGAGGGAAGATCGGCGGATTTGAGGCGCCGGTGATCACGAACGAGGTGTATATGGAAATCG